CAGTACCACCACGAGCAGCACAGGCTCATGCCCGCAACCGTCAACTCCCACGCGGTCGGAGTGGTGCCGGTCGGGCACTGATCGCAATCCACGCCGGGAGTGTACGTCGTGCAGCAGCAGGCCCGCGCGAGCTTGCCAGCAGCGCGAAGGATCTTCCCGCCCACTCGTTGGATACGGCCGTCGCTCATGGGCAATCCGTCGGGTCGGGAACTTCGCCAAAAACATCCAGCAGCAGCACTCCGCCGGATGAGTCAAGGTCGATTAGGCCATAGGTGGAACGCCCGCTCGTACCGCCGGCCAGATACGAAATGCCAGAGATGCGCGCCCGCTGTGGCGTCAATTCAGTGGCGATGGTGGCGCCGCCCAGCGTCTTGACGGTGTAGGTAAAATCGCAGTCACTGTACCCGCCGCCGCTCAACGCATCGCCGCCAGAATCGCCGCCGTCATTCTCAACCGTCACCAGCATCGGGCCGGTGTTGCGGCCCAAGCTGACGATGCACCACAGCGAGCCGGTGCCGCTGGGCTTGTACAGGATGCGCGCGCTGCCGATGAAGCCGCTTTGCAGTTGAGTCGCGTCCGACGCCTTCACGTCGGCCCACTCGTGGTCGGCGCTGGTGATGTTGACCTGGACCACCACGACGCCCTGAGTGCACGCCCAGCCGACTTCATTGTTGGGCAGCGGCTCCAGCAGCACGGCAAATTTGCCGCGGGTCGGCGAATAGGACGGCGTGGTGCCGACCAGGCACGGCGAACTCTTGAACTCGTCGTTGTTGTCGGCGTAGGCGAACAAGGCCGAGTCGATAGACAGCACGGAGAAGGCGTCCAGCCCGGCGCCCGTGGTGTTTTGCACCAGCACCGTCGCGTTTTGTGGGCGCGGCTTGGGCATGACAACGGTCTGCCGCCCGTGGATGCCGCGCTGGTTACGGCGCGCGGCGTCGATGAAGGCGTTGTAGGCGTCCGCAGGGATGGTTAGCGGCTCGCCGCGGGACACGTATTTGAGCTGTGCCATCGTCGCTCCTTACGTCGGGAAGCCAAGCCCGCTAAAGTCCGCCCACACATAGACGCGCTCGACGTAGGCTTCAGCCGGGATCGACGCCCAGCGCTTGGAGGTTGAATCAAACTGCCGGTTGTACCGCACCCACAGGTAGTCCCATCCCGCCTTAGCTGCAACGGTAATGGCGCCCACTGGAATGTTGGTGGCGTTGGCGCTGTACGCAAAGTGATATGTCATCTCAATATCGGCCTCACGCGCTCGCTCGGACGTGCTCAGTCCCTCGAATAGAATCTCGCCGGCAGCGAAGGTGTAGGTGTCGCCGTTGAACTTGAACGACCACGAGGCGTTATTTACGCACCCGGCCAAGGATCGGACGGTGGCTAAGTAGCTTGGCGTGGCGGTGGCCGTGGTCAGATACCGCTTGATGACGAAGCGGTTGCTGTAGACTTGGATGTCGGTGCCGTCAATTTCCGTTTCGCCGCCAGTTGTGGTCACGCCGATGGCGCCCTTGAAGTCCGTGGCGGTGCCGCTGGCGGCCGTCTTGCTGACGGTTGATCGACTCTGGGTAATATGCACCGTCTCGCCCACCTGCTCCCAATCGAAGGTGGCGATGTTGGTATTGTCTGTCGCCTCTTTTTGCTGATAGTTGACGGTAACGCGGGCCTCAGATTGCGTCCCATTGACAACTACCCATTCTTCAATGGATGGCCCGTTGGGATCGCGCACCAGCGTCTTGCCGTTGACGGTGTAGGTGGTGGGCGCCGCGCTGGCGACAGCAGATATCACGTCGCTGTCGCTGGTGGAGCCGGTGGCTTTGTAAACCAGCGTCCATGAGCCGGCATTGCCGGTGCGTGATTCATTCAGTTCTGTTGCAGTTGCTGGCATGGTGTTACCTCAAGCAAAGGCCTGGCGCGTTCCCAAAATGGCATCGACGATCCGCTGGGCCTTGTCGGCCGTCCTCTTGGTGTTGTTGGCCGTTTGTTTTGCGTAGTCGCCGCTGTCGCCCTGTAGGGATTGCAGGGCGCTGACATTGAACAGCCCGCGCGGCGCGATGCCTTTCGACATGGAGCCAAAGTCCGCGCCGTCCGGCATGCCCGGCACCTTGGGAACGTCTGGCGCCTTCGGCATCCCGCCCGGAGAACCAGCGGCGGCGGCCTTGCCAGCGGCCTCTGTGCGAAGCGTGGCAAGCTCCTGCTGAAGCCGTGCAAGATCAGCCTCTGCGGCTTTACGCTCAGACTCATTCGCCGCCCTTAGCGCATCGTCGCGGGCCTTGCCCTGCGCGGCTAGATTCTCCATCGCGGCCCTATGCCGCGCCTCCTCACCCGTCAGCGACGCCTTGGCTTCGTCGTTGGCCGCTTGCACCTTGGCCTTGCGGTCGGCCTCGATCCGCGCTGTTTCAATATCGCGCTGACGCTCGGCGTACTTGTTGCCTTCCTCCAGGTACTGTTTCCTTGTGGACTCGCCGATTGCGGCCGCTTCTTCCTTTGATTTACCCTGATCAAGCGCGCGCTTGCGGGCATTCTCGCCAGCTTCTGCGGCGTCCCGGCGCATGTAGATTTCCGTGAACAGGCCAGTAGCCTTTTCGACGGCCTTCTGGTGCAGTGCCACTATGCCGGCCAGCATCGTTTTGATGAACGCCACGCCATTGATCCACGCCACTTTGATGCCGTGCCACAATTCCTCACCAATCACCCGGGAGCCCGTCCAGATAGTGTTCCATGTTCCCGCCAGCCAACTGGTGAACCCGCTCCAAAGCGAGCGCAGAAAATCCACGCCCTGAGCCCATGCCAGCCGCAGGCCGGCCCACAGAATTTTGGCGGCAAGCGACACGTCGCCGGCTTTAAGCGCATCGACGATGCCGCCCACGGTGGTCTGCACAGTCTGCGCCAGGTCGCCGAACCGTTGCCCAAGCCATGCCAGCGCTTTGCCGCCCACCTCGGTGCTGGTTAGCAGGTAGCCGACCAGCACGGCCATGATGGCGATCACGGCGCCCACCGGCGTGGCAATCGCCAGGGCCAGGGCTTTCATGGCACCAAAGACGGCAAACGCCACCTTGCTGGCTATCGCCAGCAGACCGAACGCCTTGGCCACGCCAGTCACGGCATAGCCCAGCGCGGTCAAGGCTACGCCAGCGGCGATTATTCCTCCGGCTGTATACAGAACGGCGCGGACAATATCGCCATGCGCCTTCACAAACAGCTTGGCCTGTTGGGCGGCCCATGCGATGCGAAGCGCCATGTCTTTAATGATTGGTGCGACGGCGCCACCGATTGCCGTTACCAGCTTTTTAGCGCTCATTGTCACATCGTCCAAGGCATCAGCGAGCGCGTGCGCGGCTATGGCGTCTTCGGTTGTCGTAATCAGCCCCTTCTGGCGAGCCTGAGCGCGCAGCTTGTTGAGTTGCTCCAGCATCGGGATGACGCTGGTGCCACTTCGTCCAAACAGCATCATCGCAAAGGCGGATTTCAGTGCCGGGTCTTGCACTCTGTTCAACGCCTCGGCGATGGCCGCGAAGCGCTGGTCGGTATTCATCGACAGCAGCTTGTCCAGGTCCACGCCCATGGCGGCCAGCGCCACCTGGGCATCGCCGCTGCCGCGCACCGCCTCAACAAGGCCCTTGTTCATAAACTTTAGCGCCTTGCCAACGTCCTCCAGATCGGTCCCGGTTTGCTTCGCGGCGTACCCCAACTCTGACAGCGTTTCAACGGATGCCCCGGTGCGCTTGCTCATGTCCAGTAGGTTGGCCCCGCTCGTGGCAAACGAACGGGCAGCGGCGATCAGCGGAGCGGCAATGGCTGCTCCGGCGAACATCGCGCGGCGGCCAACAGTGCGCAGCCCGGCGCCGAACGCGGCCAGCTTTTTCTGCACGCCCGCCAACACGCGGGACAGCATGTTGTCCCTCGCGCTGATTTCGACAAACACTTTTCCGGCTTTTGTGGCTGCCATTGTGTTGCCTTTCACTTGAACAGGTACGGCCCTGGGTGAAGATCGCGCTTGTAGCCGTGGGCAATGGCCCACTCACGCCCCAGCCGGCGGTTGTACTGCTGGCCTTCGTCGCCCTGCATGTCCCGCTTCCATTGGCCGACATGGGCTTCGTGCCAGCAGATCGGGTGCGGGCAGCGGTCGCCGCCGTTGTCGCGCATCATGCGGCGCATAACCCAGTCCCAACCTTCGCGGCCTAGCAGCATGTCCGGCCAGTCGGCGGCCTTAGCCTCCCACCACTTGCGGGTCATGGCGAACACGTCAGTGCCAACGTGCTGGCGGCGGCGCAGGTCGCGCGTCTTGTACGGCCCGGTGCCAGCGCGTACGTCGATCCTGTTGGCCCAGCAGGCCGGGAACCGGCGGCAGTAGTCGCCCAGCAGGTACTGCGCCTCGTCGGTGAAGGCGATATCGCAGTTGTGAATGACAACAGTGTCGGCACCAGTGGCGAAGCCCGCGTCAATCAAATCGCGGACGAACGGCAGCCCATTCATGTTGCGGCCCGTGGGCAGCAGCAGCACATCGGCCGGCCAGGTCCGGCGGGCGCGGTTGTAGCGTTCGTTGCCGTCGGTGTACCAGCTTGTCACAAACTGCGTCGGCGGCGGCGGCTCGGGCTCTTTGCGCATCAGGCTACCAGCATCGCCCTGCATGGTCCGCAGTACGGCCTCGCCAATGTCCCGCTCATCGTAGTAAACACGCCCGCGCCAGTGCCGGCGCGGCTCGCTGGCGTAGTACGGGTGATTCCTGCTCAGGGTAACGGTCGGCGTGCCGGTCGCGTAGCTCAAGTGAATGGGAAGCGAGTCGATGGATACCAGCATCGCGGCCTTTTCAATCAGGCCCAGTAAATGATGGACCTTCGGCAGATAGATGGTGTCCAGGTCCAGGAGCGTGTGGTCTGCTGCGCGCAGGGCGCGTTTTATTTCTTCGCCACGGTCGAACGGCGACGACACGCCACGGGTGCAAACAGCTACAACCGGCCCGTCTGTCTGCGGCCAGTGCTGTGCAACGGCTGCGGCCTCGCCCGCGTAGTCCCGCCGGTCAAACACCAGCGGCAGGTCGTGGAACTTTGACAGCAGGCCGGCCCGCTCCCATGGCTGGGTCAGAAAGTTGCCCGTGTCATAGGCCGGCGGGTACGGGTTGCCGTTGCTCTGAGTGATAATCACCTTGTCGGCGCCATCCAGCCGCGCCTGTTTCTCCGCGCTGGCCAGGTCGATGGTGCCGCCCTGCCACATGCGCACGTCCACATAGCTGACCGCCTCAAAGATGTCGGCGAACTTGCGATTTGTGTAAACGCGCGGCGGCTGGCCTTCAGTGTCGGCGAACCACTTGGCAATCGGCAGCATGTTCACAACGTCGCCCGTGCGGGCGAGTTGAATCAGGGCAGTGGGCATGGCTGTGTCAAATTGCGACGAACTCAGGCACTTGGCCGATCTGCGGCGGACGAACCTTGGCGAACCGATGGCCCATCCAGAACGGCAGTGGATAGTGGCCCCGGTGCGTCCCGCCCATAGAGCCGATGTTCACGGCGCGGCTTATCATCGGCATCGCTTGGCACAACCCGCGCTCTGACCGAATCTCGGCAAGCCGATGATCCCAACTCAGCTCATGGTCGCCGCCGGTTGTCCAGCCCGCGCGGATAACCTCCCAACGATCCGCCCACGTCGCCCAGCCCCAGCAGACAAAGCCGCCATCCAGCCTGCACTCCGCATGTTCATTCGGTCGCATGGCCCGCCCGCAGTCTGGAAGCCAGCCGTCGTTGTGGCGCCACGCGCCCACGGTGAACACGGCTGGGTTGCCGTGGTACTGCTCGCCGGCCCACGCGAACCAGCCAAGCGCATCGCGGGCAAGCTCTACATCGTCCTCAACATGGATGACATAGCCCGCGCCGTGGAAGCCATGCTCAAGGGCCAGCCTGATAGTTGAGTTGCACCCGGCGTGTTGTGGCTGCTGGTATACCTCCATCGAAGCCGGCCACTTTTGGCGTTCGACGATGCGCACAACGTCGGGGTCGGGGTCGCCGTCAATGGCCACGACCAGCCGGTAATGCTCTGCGCCGATGTTCGCGCGCAAGGCATCCAGCGTGATGGCCGTATACTCGGGGCGCCGCCAACAGGAATAGGTGATAGTCGGCGTCATCGCACGCGCGGGAAAAGGTCGGCAAGTTCTCCGGTCGGCACAAGGTAAACGTCCAGCCAGCCGGCGCAGCGGTTGGCCCACAAGTCGAACAAGTCCACCAGCACTTCGTCAGACACGGGCGCAAGATTGTTGCCAGCGTCAATGTAAGGCGAGTAGTCGGCGTTGACGCACCAGTCGCGGATAAGCTCCGCTCCACAGCCCGTGCGCATGAGCATCTGCGGCGCCCATTCGATCTGAATCAGCGGGCGCGCCTTCTGCCGCTCAAGGAACAGTCCGGCGCCCAATAGAACCTTCAGGTCGTGGCCCTCGGCGTCAACCAGCAGCATCCCGCAATCGTCAATGTCCGCCAGGTCGGCGGCCAAGGTGGTCACTCGCACCGGCTCATGCGGCGCGCCGCCGCGCACCACGGCCTCTGTCAGTGAATGCCCGCAGGCGTTGCCGTCGGGATACAGGAAGAATCGGGCCTTGCCGCAGTAGTCACTGACGGCCGCCTGCCGGGCTTCCACGTTGGCGATCTTGTTGGCCGCAAGGTTGTACCGCAGGCACTCCAGATTGCGGCTGGATGGCTCATAAGCGATCACCCGCCCGAACACCTTGGCGGCGTGCAGCGTGGTCCCGCCGATATGCGCACCAACCTCAACGAACGTGCGGCCACGCGCGGCGGCGGCGTGGAATATCCGATCCCGCGTGCGGGCGATGTAACGTGAGCCGTGGCGCAGGTCCTCAAAGGCCGGGTCGCCCGGGAAGCCGCAGAACTCCATCGGCCCACCCGGCCCAGCGTTGAAGTCCGCCTCTTGAATCAAAACTCCTGGTGGTTTCAGCATGGGTTCTCAAAGGTCTTGTGGCGGTCCTCAACGTTGACCTGGTGATAGCCGTCGTTGCAGTTGCGGCAGGCAACGTCACTGTTGGGATCAGCCAGCGACAGCATGAACGCGCGGAACTTCTCGCTGCGGTACAGCTCGCCGTAGGTTGTTTCCTTCAGGTTGCCCCAGACGTTGGCCAGCCCGTAGTCCGAACAGCAACGGCAAACGTCGCCGTTGGGCAGCAGGTGCCCACAGAACCGCTTGCCACAATCAAACAGCCTGCCCTCGTGGCGCTTGTGGTGCCGGCAGCCTTCGCAATCGACCAGCCCGGCCCGGTCATGCAGGCCGAAGTTGACAACTGGAATGCCGCTGGCTTCCCATATCGGCCGCACCTTGGGATGGGCGATGCCGAACACGCTGATAACGAAGTCCGGGTGATGCCGCCATGCGTCGATGGCGTGCTTGAACAGCTCGCACCAGTTGTCGTCGGGCTCCAGCTTCATCTGGCCACGGTCGTCGGGAACGTGCACCACGGTGTCCGTAGGCTTCAGGTCGGCCAGCGCGTCAATGTCGGCGTGGGTAATGCCGCGCAGGGTCGTTGACCAGCTTCCGCCATGGCCGCGCTCGGCCATTGCCCACCGGATAATCTTCGCAGCATCGCGGCACAAGAAGGGTTCGCCGAAGCCCATGAACGTCAGATTGCGGGTCGCCGGCACTTCGCCGCGCTCGATGCAGTAGCGGAAAGAGTCAAGTGTGAATTCTCGCTCGCCACGGTAGACGCCCGCCAGCACAGATTGCGGGCAATAATCGCAGGCATTCGGGCAGCCGATCTTGAGCGTTACCTCCATGCCAATGGGCACGTCATATTTCATTGCTTCAGGTCCGTGAAAAGATGTTGCAGTCTTGCGATCCGCGCGGCGTCTTGCGGTGCGCCGCGAAACTCCAGCCGGCTCTGCTGGCCCAGCTCTACAGGCTCGACGAACAGGTACGGGTGCGGCAGCCGGCTGATCTCGCTATAACGGCGGACAAACGATGTGTGCAGGTGGTGCAGCGTCACACTCTGTGCCGGGTTTGTCGGCAACATGCCGGCGGCGGCCAGGTCAAACGCAAAGCGGTTGTCACAACCCGGGATTCCCTGGGTGTAGTCGCCGCCGTCCCCGCGCGGCCAAATGCGGCCACGCCACGCCCATGCGTCTTGCGAGCAGGCAACGCACTGGTCGGCCCGCGATAGGCACCACGCCTCATGCTCGCAAAGGTTCTGTAGCTGCTCAGGCGCGGCCAGGTAGCAGTCGCTGTTGGCCAGCAGATTGATTGCGTCCGGCCGGGCCTGGGCCACAAGCTCAGCCAACGTCGGCCGGTGGTCGATGCTGACGGCCGCCAGTGGGCAGCCATCATCGACGGCCAGCACGGTAAAGCTGTCCGCCTGAGCGGCCTGCCGGCGGATAGCCTCGGCCTGCTCCTCGCAACGTCGCGGGTCGGCGTCACGATACCAATGAGTGATGTAGTGAAGGCGCATTAGTTGCCGTGTACGCCCATGGCCCAACGCTTCGGTAGTTTGTCGTTGGCTATCGCCTTCTCCAGTGCCGGTTGCATGTACGGGCGCGGCCTGTACCGCGCAGTCCGCACCCGCATTGGCAGTCCACGAAGGCGGCGACGGGAACGCAAATCGGCTCGCTGCCATGTCCCGTTCTTCTGGGCCTCCATCATTCGGACGGTGCCGCCGAATTCTAAAACCTGCGGCACAGTCTGCCCCATGCCCCACGAGTTTTTCTGGTTGATGTCTGTGGGCCCGGCGCGGACAGTCTTTTGTGGCTGCAAATACCAGAAGAAGATGTTGTCCCGCAGTTGCTTGGTGTGGTATCGCGGCGGCTCGCCAGGCGCGCTAACCTTGTTGCTCTTTCCCGCGGGCTTCATCGACCGCCGCGCGACCTTGGCAATAAACCCGCCAGCCCATCGCAAGGCTTTGTGGGTCTTGCGGTCAACGGCCGACATTACGGCCTCGCGGTCAAAAAACCAGCGCTTGACCTCCACCTTGAGCGCAATGCCTGTCTGCGGTTGTGGCGCCAGCGTGAGCATGTACACCTATTGCTTCAGGAATGCCCGCAGTTCGTCCACCATCGCCCGTCCCTTTATGGTTGCAGGCTCCCGTACTCGCGGCCGGAAGTCCTCGGGCTTAAACGTCCGGCCCTTGCGGAACGGTGCGGCGTTGGCAATCACCGATGCAATCAGTGATGTGTGATCCCATTCTGACTCGCGGCGGGCCTGAGCCATTTCGTACAACTCCCGCAACGTGAACGGGTCCGGGTCTACTCCGGCGATTCCGGCGCACTGGTAGACAAGCCGCCAACCAGCGCCTCTACGTCCAAATCGTTCAGCTTGGCCATCGCCAGCCGCGCCGCCGCCGGGTCCACCTGCTTGATCTTTTTCAGGGTGGCCGCCACGACGTTGCCTAGGTCGGGGCGGTATCTCTGGAAAAAATCCGACAGCTCCTCCATTAGCGCATCGGTCGCCAGACGCATGGGCTCGCCGCCCATGGCTTCGCCGAACTGCTCGTCGCTGACGCCTTGGGTGTCCGCCTCCGGCTTAATGATGGCGTACACCACATCACACAGGGCCATGCCGTCACGCGACATACGCGCGACCGCTTCGCCAGGGTCGCCCAGCAGGTCCAGCTTGGTCATGCCCAGCACGCGCTTGAACGAGCCAATGTTCAGCGCGATCGTCCAGGTTCTACCGGCGTTGTCTCTAAAGGTCTTCATGGTGATAAAAAAATGCGGCGGGCAACGGCTCTGGCCAGCCGTCGCCGCCGCATCAAAGGAGAAACGCGACGCCTCGGCCAGGAGGCGGGTGGGTGAGTTACGACGCGGTGACGCGCACAATCTCCGGGTCAACCGAAGACTGCGCGGACGGCCGCAAGACAAAGGTCACGACGACCTCCTCCTCAAGCGGTTCGGGATCGGACTTGCTCATAACCTCGAAGTCCGCCCAAAGGCCCATGGTGTCGGTTGTCGCCTTGTCGCCGTCGAGCACGGCCAGGGCGATGACTTCGCGGCCCAGCAGGGAGCCCAGCAGGGCAACGTAGTCGGCGTCGTCGTTGTCATAGGGCATCGTTATTTCGAGGCTGACGCCCGTGGTGCCGCTGCGATATTTCTTCATCAGCGAGCCGCGCGACGTGCCGCCTTCGATCTCGGTATTTTCCCACGACTTGGTAACGTCGCGGGCCGATGCGATTTCGTCCAGATTTCCCGGCGCAGTTCCCTCGTGCACCCCGTCGCTGTCGGCGGTGCCCCAGGACGCGCGGGTGCCGGTGCTGAGCCGGTACAGTTTGCAGTCCAATCCAGTTTTCATTGTGGTGTCCTGCGGCGTGCGCCGCTGGTTAAGGGTCAGAGCTTGAACGTGAGCGTGATTAACGAGCCGAACACGCCCTCAAAGAGGAAGTCGCCGTCAACTACCGGGTCGTGCAGGGTAGATACCCAAAGAGCGTCAGGCGAGTCGATGCGATGGTTGGCCGGCCCAAAGAAATCGGCCAGCTCCTCGGCCAGCTCCACCAGCCCGTCAAACTCCGTGGCATCCGGGCCCGCGTCTGTGAAGAGCGCGAACTTTTTGAGGACGTGGATTTCGACGGTGTACTCAGCGCGGTCGCTGCCCCTGGTGGATCGTTCCTTTGCGCGGGCTGGAACGACCACGCCCACCTTGACTGAGGAAATATCCTCTGTTTTGGCGTAGGGCGCTGGTATGTGCTCGGCGGTGAATGCTTGGGAAAAGCTCCCGGCATTCAGCAAAGTCACAACAGCATCAGCCAGTTGCTTCAGAGTGGAGGCCATTACACGCGCTTGGTGTGAATCCGCAGACTGACGCCGTGCGGATCGGAGAAGCGATAGCACGGCTCGCCCAGCATCGGCTGGACTTCCCATGTTCCCGCCGCGTCGGTGATGCGATCACCACGCTGCGGCACAGTGATGGCCCCGTTGAGAATCAGGTCGGCCGCGGTGATAAGGTAGTCGCGCTCGTTTGCGGCCACGCGCATGGTGCCGGCCGGTGTTTCGACAGTCCCCATCGACCGGCCCACCGTCGCCAAAATGGAAACAGTGTGGCCGGTCGAGGGGCGCGCGTAGCTCACCGACGATGCCATGTGCAAAGCACGCTGGCTCGCCAGAAACGCCACGCCTGTCGTCAAAAGGTTAGCCACGGGTGGTTAGCTCACCTGGTCCGTGGTCGGGGTGATGCCGTGCAGAACGCGCACGGTCGTCGCGGCCGCTGTGCAGCTCGCCACAGCCTTGCCGATCCACACGCCCGTGTCGGCGAACGTAGCGGCGCCCGTAGCGGTGCCGCCCACGGGAGTGCCGCTGGCATCCCAAAACACATCGTCGCCGTCGGTGAAGCCGTAGCTCGCCGACTTCACGATGTCATAGACGCCGCCGCCAGCGGCCATAGCGCCAAGGCGGCTGGCCGCAATGTCATCGTGCGCAATGCGCACGCCGTTGCCGGCGACAACGATGTCGCCAGCGGAAACAGCAGAACCCGGGGTGTAATCCACCATCACGGGGCTGCCATGAACCAGTTTCGCTTCCATGGTTAATCTCCAGAGTTTTGGGAGAAATGGGGCGGGCGAACCCGCCCCCGAGTGAACTCAACACAAGCCGGCTGCGTTACGCGCCGGCGGACATGACAGCGCCCTTCTCGTCTTCGTAGCCCACGCCGAAGTCGTGGTACGCGCGCCACTGCATGCCCAGCGTCTCGAACGACGTGTCGCTCGATTCAATGGTCGGCGTGCGCTGGCCATTCAGGAACCCGATGGCGATGGCCGCCAGGATTGACGGGTCGCCGAACAGGAACCAAGCCGTGGACGACTGGCCGGTGATGGCGTTGCCGTCCTGGTCCTTGATGGCGGTGTTGTTGATGTATGGGCTGGCGATGGCCGGATACTTCCCGGCGTGCGGGTTGCGGGCCGGCTCCAGCGTCTTGGTGCTGGTGCTGGCCAGGCCCGACGCGATCAGCAGCTTCTCGGCGAACAGGTTGTCGGCGGTGGTCTTCAGGGCGGTGCCGACCAGCAGAGTCTTGGGTCGCACGAGCACGGGCTTGCCGTCGGACACAAAGTCCATGAACTTCTGCTCCGCCGTGGTCAGTGAAGTCATCGACAAGGCGGTCGTGGCGCCGCTGATGTAGTTGCCGTTGCCAGACGCAAAGAAGCTGCCCGTGTTGGCCAGCAGCGACACATAGGCGCCTTCTTCAACGCGGATGGCCGACAGGCGGCCGATCAGCGACGGGAGCTGGGTAAACGCGCCCAGATCGTCGTTGATCTGCATCTGCCGGGTCAGGCTGATGAGCGCGCCGTAGGTGTCGGCCTGTAGCGTGAAGGTGTCATCGCTCAAGCCGATGTGCTTCAGTTCACCAGTGCTGCCGACCTTGCGGAAGCTGCCGCTGGAGTCGAGGCGGTAGCGGGTGTGCGCCTTGAAGTCGCTCAGGCTGCGCACGGCGCAGAACGTCGGCCACGTCACCTCAACGGCGTCATAGGCCGCCGCCAGGCTCTTGTTGGCCACGGTGCTCAGAATGCCGCTCAGACTGACCGAGCTGAAGCCACTGGCATTGATGGCCCGGTTGGCTTCGTAGGCGGCGCGGATGAAGTCGTTGCTCTTCCGTGAGCCAACAAAGCTGCGGCCGGCCGCGGCGATCACAGTGTCCATGAGCGCGTGCAGGCTGAAGCCCCGCATGCGGGCACTGACGGCCTGGTTCATGACCTGCTCGCGCTTGTCGGCCGAAATGTGCTGGCCGACCCACTGCTCCGGCAGGCCGGCGGTCAGGCACATCGCGGCTTCGATGGCGGTCGCGTCGGCACTGTTGTCGCGCACGATGCCGACGGGTGCGCCGATGGGGCGGCTGGCGCGCAGCACTTCAAGCTCCGCCTTCGTCACGTCCCAGTTTTCCTTAATCGCCTGGGCGGCGATTTGCGGAAACTCTTTCGCCACCTTGTTAATGGCGGCGATGCGCTCATGCTCAGCGGCCATGCTGGCGCGAAGCGCGGCGACGGGATCGGCCTGCACCGGAGCTGCCTGCACCGGCGCGGGTGTGGGCTCGGCCTTGACAGGCGCGGGCTTCTGCTCAGCATCATACGCGGCCTGCAAACTGACCTTCTGAGCATCGGTCAGCGCATCGGGCTCAAAGCCCTTGGCCTTAACCCATTCATTGAACATGACAGACCTTTCCGCGGCTGACGCCGCAACGGTTGCGCTAGCTGTCTCGTCAGCGCCAACCGCGACAAAGGAAACTTCGCCAAGCCGCGCGGCTCGGACGACGTTGATTGGTCCTGCGAATTCCCGCCCGTTGACGGTCACCTTGGCCCCGGCGTCCACAAACTCGGTGCGTTCCGGCCATGCCCCAATGCTGGCCGCCCATGTAAACCCGCCTTTTGCGTGCGACACGACCATGCCGCAAGGCTGGTCTTTGTCTTCGTAGTCGCCGGTGAATTGCCCCTCCACCACGACGCCAGTGGCGGTGATGGTGGCCACGCCCTGCCCGCACACCTGGGTCGGGTCGTGGTCCTTCAGCATCGCAACGCGCCCGCCAGCGCCAGCGCGAAGCCCGGCAAGGTCCACGACCACGGGCCGGAAAAAGCCCGTGACGCGCATTGCCCCACCGTTGTACGCGGCCACCTTGAACGTGGGTCGCTTGACCTTGCCGTCGGCCTCAGCCTGGATCGTGATGTCGGCGTCGGCGCGAAGAAACACTTGCGACTGCTGGGCAGCCGCTCGACTCGTTTTGGTTTTCATTTGGTGCTACCTGTTACGGGGTCTACCTGGCGCGCCACGCCCCGGTGGCGGCGCCTCTTCGTCCTTCGCAGCTTGGCCCTGCTGGTCGGGCGACAATGGAGCTTCAACCAGGTCCAGCTCCAGCATGAGCTTGCGTTCTTTGGCGCGCTGTCTCAGCACGTCCTCCCAATCCGCCCCGCGC